GGGACAATGTTACTCTTAATGCCACAGACCTTTTAAGCCAAGCGGCAACGGAGCAGCAAAATCTTCGGGAAGAGCTCAACAAGCAGCTTGATGAAATGCTATATGCCAAGCTAGCAGAGACAGATAAGGCAATGGTTGAAAACACAGACGCAATTGTCGGGAAAACACCGCTAAAGATATTCGTGGGATAGAAATGAAATACAAATTAATGCTAGAACATTGGAGAAGCTTTTTGAAAGAAGGTTTTTACCAAGGCGATGAACAAGAAAGGGAGCGACGAGGAAACAAAGCGAGTCACGAGAAAAACGATTTCTTGCCAATAATATACAAAAAGTTTAATGGACCCTGGAGAAGACCTATACCTTATAGAGGCGCAGAGCTAGTAACTATATATAGAGGAGTACCCTCGCATTTAGAGACTCCGGAGATAAGAGCTGGTGACTGGGTTGCTTTGAATAGAAGATATGCAGGCGAACATGGTACCGGAGAAACTGGTGCTAGTCAGATAGTATCCGCGATGGTACCAGCAATAGATGTTGTTTGGGCAGGGACAGATGAGAATGAATGGTTCTATGTCCCGCATGGCAATATAGAAGATGCAATAGACGAGGATTAAGAATGTCAGAATGGGAAAGACCAACGCAACCACCGTCTCCAATGTTCTTGGGACAAAAAGAAAAAGACTTAGTTAAGCAGATTAATGACGAAATCATTGAGAGAGTCGTTGGCCAACAAGTACTTTACTTTCCTATAGATGTGGAGTCCACAGATTTTCACCCTATTTATGGAGAAGCAATCGAAAAAAACTTCTTGCATCCTATCAGAGTTTTCGCTTTGGTTGAGTATCAAGGGGTGGAGACCTCCGACATGGAGAACATCGCTCTCGATAAAGCAACAAAGATTAAAGTAAATTTCCACAAAAGAAGATTAACAGAAGATCAGAACTTGTTTGTTAGAGAAGGTGACTTTGTAAGGTTTGGAGAAATCTTTTATGAGATTGTTAAACTCATCGAGCCGAAAATATTATTTGGACAACCCGAGTCTAGGTTTGAAGTAGGTGCTGAGTGTATTAGAGCAAGAGACGGACTATTCAATGCAGGATAAAAACGAAATATCTCACCCATCTACATTAGAAAATATAGATACAGCAATTTATAGATTTGTAGATGAGCAACTAAGCCCTCACACCATTACAAACGCAGGTCGAGAAAAAGTAAATATCTTGTGGATGGGTACAGAAAGAACGTTTCAAATTAAAAACAATAAAGAGTTAAGAGATAAAGTTGGAAAACTAAAACTTCCCCTTATAACAATATCTAGAGCCAGTGTTTCTAGAGACGATGCATTCAAGGGTTCCATGCAAACAACTTACTTGGGCGGGGACGAACGCATCATAATAAGAAGAGTTATTCAACAAGATAAAACTCAAAACTTTCAAAACGCTTCTAGGAAGCGCCAGGAAAAGGGTGACGATACAGGTCCTGTTTCGACGAAAAAGATTGTTTACGAGACTATTTCGATACCAAAACCAATTTATTTAACCTGCATGTTCGAGGTTAACATAAGAACAGAATACCAACAACAAATGAACCATATACTTCCGTTGTTCATGAATAGCTTGAAAAACTATTTCATCATTGAAAACAACGGCTATCAATACGAAGCCTTTATCCAAGATGATTATGGGCTCAACTCTAACCAAGCGAACCTTGGTCAAGATGAAAGAATGTTTAATGCGAAAGTCCAGATAAAAGTTCTTGGATATATCAACGGTAATGACCTTGAGTCCGCAGAACCAGTCATCAAAAGAGAAGAGTCAATCGTTGAAGTTAAGATCTCCAGAGAACGCGTTATCGTGGGAGATGAAAAGCCATGGAATAAGACCGGTGAGAAATACCGAGATTTATGACTTTGGCTTTTGAAACGACTATTTAATAAGAAATGAATATTTAAAAGGAGAATTTTTAATGCCTACCAAGTTTGACTTTGTGTCTCCAGGAATTGAACTGAGAGAAATTGACCAATCGACTATTGCACCAGTTCCTGAACAAGACGGTATCCTCTTGATCGGACGTGCAAAAAAAGGTCCAGCAATGAAGCCTATCAAAATTAACTCTATATCGAACTTCCACCAAGTATTTGGTACTCCAATGGATGGCGTTAAGAGAAATGACCCATGGCGAGAAGGAAACACCGGAGCTGGTGGTTGGGCTGCATATGCTGCCGAAGCTTACCTTGCTGCCAACATCGGCCCTGTTAAGTTTGTTCGCTTGGCTGGTTTAGAGGAAAGTTCTCAGAAACTTGCCGGATGGGAAACTCCTGAAAGCAAAAATATAAACACTTCTGACAACGATGGAGCGATGGGTCTTTTTGTTGCTGAAAACCCAACACCAAACCCTGTTGATGAGGCTTATATAGATTTAGAAATCAACTTAACTGATGCTCCATTGGCAGACGATACTTTGACATTAGAATATGTTGCATCAACACCATCATCAATAGTGATTAGATTTTTCGATTCAGCTGCGCCGCTTGTTGGAGATTGGGCTACAGTCGGGTCCGTAACAGAATATGCTGTAGATATCACTGGACTAGCTACAAAAGCAGATTATGCAACGGCCATTGCAGCGGCTTCACTCAATAATGACGGCCAGACATTTATCTCTGATTTCACAATAACAAACAACATAGACTCACTAAGAATAGAACAACCTCTACCAGGTATTTCTGGAAACAGCAAGTTTGCAACAGCAGAAGGCTTCACTCCTTTGAACTTTGGCGCTGGTTCTACCGGTACTGAATTTATACTACAGTTCGCAAATGGAACTCAAGAAGTCAGCGGAAATGCAGTTCTTGCTGCTATCTTTTACGTTGAGGGCTTGTCTCTTAAGCTTTCCGGAACATCTCCGGATGGCGGTACAACCGATGGTGCTGGTTTGATCAAGGAAGAAAGCAACGGAAGTTTCACAATGATCATCGAAGATGGCGATGGCGATACGCAAACAAAAACTTTTGACTTTGGCCAAAGCTCTGCTAACAACATCCGAAACGTTTTCAACACAGATCCTACTCTTTTCGACTCTGGCGTTGGAAGATACAACATGAAATATTTCTTAGGAGAGTCTTTTGAATACAATGTTAACCACACATTGGACTCCTCGAAAAGTAAAGTTGCATGGATCGCAGGTATCAACAGCAACAATCTTTCTTACACAGACCACCAGCAAGAATTGACTGCTGCTAAAACCGGTTGGTTTATTTCAACAGAAGCATCATTACAAAAGAAACTTTTCCGCTTCGAAGCAATAGACGAAGGTGGAGACTTCCATAAAAACTACGTCGTTCGCATTAAAGACTTAAAACAAGCATCTCGCATCAACCCAAATGCAACATTTACTGTTGAATTGGCTGAGCTGGGACAAAGCCCTTCTAATTATGTTGAAAAGTTTACAGGATGTACTTTGAATGCAGACTCTCCGAACTACATCTCTAAGAAGATCGGAGACCTTAAACTAGAATGGAGTGTCAGTAAGGACAAACAAATTAGTTCAGGTATGTTTGATAACATCTCCGATTACATTCGTGTTGAAGTTGCTAGTGGACTAAATGCTTCTGACTTACCAGTTGGTTTTGTTGGGCCGATCAGTCCTGCAGCAAACACCACTGTCACTGGTGATTTAAACGCCCAAAATGTAGACTGGCTACATACCACGGGTGTCATCCCAGATGCTCAAAACTTTTTCTTAGGTGGCGCAGCGACACTCGGCTTTACTTCTAGTGTATCTTGGCCAACTCACGAACTTTCAGGTGAAAACACATACATCAACAGAAATAAAAACTATCCTGCTTCTTTTTTGCACGGTCTATCCTACTATGCTCAAGCAGGCGATCAAAACTTCGGCGACATTGGTTTTGCGAAAAAGAAATTCCCGCCACATCTTGCAGAAGGCGACCCGGTTTCAAGTGCCTCCTATGTATTCTCTTTGGAATACTTAGAAGCCGACAGTGTTGGATCTTATTTTCACAAGCCGAATTTGGCTGGTACTCAAGGTATCGCCGACATCAGCAATCTTATTTCTCAGGGCGCTAAGCAGTTTGTTGCTCCATTCTTTGGAGGTCATGACGGTGTCGATATCACTATCGAGAACCCATTTAACGACACTCAGCTAGTTGCTAACGGATATGCACAATATTCTCTAGAGGCCGCTCTAAGTCAAGTATCTGACTCTGATATTATTCGTTACGATATGATTTCTATTCCAGGCGTTACAGCAACAACCATCAACCAAGACTTAATAAGACTTGTTGAGGAGCGTGGTGATGCATTGGCTATCGTTGACCTGAATGGTATTTATCAAACATTAGAAGATGACGGAACAGGGGAGGACACAGGTAGCGTTAATGCCATCATCACGGAGGTTGAAACTGGCTTCAACTCTTCTTATGCTGCTGCTTACTACCCTAATGTTCGCATTAAAGACGTCTCTAACGGCAGTCAAGCTGTTTTACTAGCACCTCCGTCAGTTGCTGCTATCGGAGCCATCTCTAAGTCTGAGTCTGTATCTCAGCCTTGGTTCGCTCCTGCTGGTTTCAACCGTGGGGCTCTTGCTCCACTTGGTGGACCAGGCGGCGCTTCAGTGGTTGGAACTCTTGAGCACCTAAACAAAGCAGACCGCGATGCACTGTATGATGTTAACATCAACCCTATTGCTCGCTTCCCTGCTACCGGTGAAACCGTTATCTTTGGACAAAAAACTCTTCAACAGTCAGCTTCTGCATTGGATCGAATCAACGTTCGTCGTATGATGATTCACTTAAAGAAGCGTGTTGGAGATATCGCAAATACAATCTTGTTCGAACAAAGTGTAAGCTCTACTTTCGATAACTTTAAGTCTCGAGTTGAGCCCATCTTGCTAACTCTCAAAAATGAGTTTGGTGTTTCTGACTACAAAATTGTCCTGGATGAAACCACAACAACCCCAGATCTTCAAGATCGCAATATCATGTACGCCAAAGTGTTTGTGAAGCCAGCCCGAGCTATCGAGTTCATCGCTGTTGACTTTGTTGTCACTCAAAGCGGCGTTCAATTATAATAAACACTATTTACTGTAAAAAAACAGGAGAAATATAAAATGGCATTTTGGACAGAAAATAAAACAGAACCTAAAAGAAACTTTCGATGGCGTGTTCGAATGTTAGACATCGTAAACATCGCTGGTGTGAGCGATGCTACTCAAGCAGTTTGGTGGGCAAAGACAGTTGATACTCCAAGCTACACAGTCACAGATACGACTCACTCATTCTTTGATAATGAATTCAAGTTTCCTGGGCGAGT